GTAAAACCCGCGCAGATGAGGTTGCCAAGATGGCAGATGATCTCGGCATGCCTTTAATGCCATGGCAGAAGTGGGTTTTAGATGACATGATGCGAGTCGATGCCAAGGGTAATTACATTCGTAAGACTTCGCTGCTATTAGTAGCCCGCCAGAATGGCAAGTCCCATCTAGGACGCATGCGTGTCATCTGGGGTCTGTTTTATGGCGGCGAGACTAAGCACCTGATCATGTCTTCCAACAGAGCCACAGCTCTCATGACCTTTAGAGAGATTGCATGGATTATCGAGAATGCGCCTCACCTTAAGGCTGGCACTAAGGCTATCCGTTACGCCAATGGAGGCGAGCGCATCGAGCTTCTCAATGGTGCAACCCTTGACCTAGTTAGCGACACGAGGGATTCTTCCAGAGGCAGGACGTGCGATTACCTATGGATTGATGAGGTGCGTGAAATCAGCAAGGACGGGTACACCGCGGCAATTCCAACCACGCGTGCGCGTCCTAATTCCCAGACATTCCTTTCGTCAAATGCCGGTGACGCCTTTTCCGAGACGCTAAATACACTAAGAGAAAGAGCCTTATCTGCACCGCCTAAGTCATTTGGATTCTATGAATACTCAGCACCGCAATACTGCAAGATAACAGACCGCAATGCATGGGCGCTGGCTAATCCAGCACTCGGCCATACGATTACAGAGGAGTCACTTGAGGAAGCCGTTGCAACAAATAAGATTGAAGATATTAGAACTGAACTTCTATGTCAATGGATTGATTCTCTACAGAGTCCATGGCCTCATGGCGTACTTGAGGCGACCAGCGATGCCACGCTCCAGATTCCGATCGGTGGCTATACAGTATTTGGCTTCGATGTATCTCCATCTCGCCGCAACGCGAGCCTCGTGGCTGGTCAGATTATGGGTGACGGAAGAATCGGCGTCGGCATCTTACAGACATGGGAAAGCCAGGTATCGGTAGACGATCTCAAGATCGCAGCAGAGATTAAAGGTTGGGCTGATCAGTATCGACCAAAGATGATCTGCTTCGACAAGTACACGACGCAATCGATCGCTGAAAGACTTGCTAACGCTGGACAGATAACGCAGGACGTCTCAGGCCAGCAGTTTTATCAGGCTTGCTCTGACCTTCTGGATGGTCTGGTAAATGGTCGAGTAGTCCACAACGGGCAAGAAGAACTAATTAAACAGATGAACAACTGCGCCGCAAAGACTAACGATTCGAGCTGGCGCATCGTTAAACGTAAAAGCGCAGGCGATGTATCCGCACCGATTTCTCTAGCCATGGTAGTTTCGATGCTATTAAAACCACAACAGGTAGCGGCTATCTACACAGAATAATCTACATGTAGTGTATAATTGCCCTCTATGGGTATCCTCTCGCGCCTTACAGGTGCAACACCGAAGGCCAATGTCGAAGCGCAGTACGCACCGCAGGTTCTAGGTGAGTACTCGCCTTATGCGATGCCGTTCCAATTCGCTTACGTCGGCCGTACTGAAGCAATGGGAGTTCCGGCACTAGCTCGATGCCGCAACCTTCTCGCTGGCACTATCGGCACGATCCCACTTGAACTTTACAAGAAGTCAACAGGCGAAGAATTAGGCAAGCCACTATGGCTCGATCAACCTTCTTATTCTCAGCCTCGTTCAGTAACTATTGCTTACACAGTTGATTCACTTCTGTTCTATGGACAAGCATTCTGGCAAGTAGTAGAGACTTACCAAGAAGATGGACGCCCATCTCGCTTCGAATGGATCGCTAACAGTCGCGTAACAGCTACTCTTGATCGCGATAATGTCTTTGTAAAGTCTTACGCCATAGATGGCACAACAGTCCCAATGGACGGCCTAGGTTCTTTGATTACATTCCAATCACTAAGCGATGGCATTCTTAACACAGGAACATCTACAATTCGCGCAGCTCTGGATATCCAGAAGGCGTCAGTAGTAGCGGCCGCAACTCCAATGGCAACTGGATACCTTAAGAATACAGGCGCAGACCTACCGCCAGCAGAGGTTCAAGGATTACTTTCAGCATGGAAGAATGCCCGTCAAAATCGTTCAACGGCTTACCTGACTTCGACTCTTAATTATGAGTCAGTCGGATTCAGCCCTAAAGACATGATGTATAACGAGGCGATTCAGAACCTTGCAACCGAGATCGCTCGCCTGTGCAACGTCCCACCTTATTACGTCTCAGCAGATCAGAACACGACAATGACTTACGCTAACGTTCAAGATGAGAGACTTCAATTCTTGACTCTATCATTGCAGCCGTTCGTTTCTGCCATCGAGGATCGTCTCTCAATGGATGACATCACAGCTCGCGGCAACATTGTGAAGTTCGATCTTGATAGCAATTATCTACGCACAGACCCACTCAAAGAACTTTCAATTATTCGTGAACTCCTTGATCTCCAGTTAATTACACAGGAGCAAGCGATGGAGATGACCGACCTAACACCTAATGGAAGCGAAGGCATGCAATGAAAGAGATGCTCACATTCTCAGCAGAACTTACAGCAGATGCGTCAGAGCGCACTATCTCTGGAAAGATTGTTCCCTTTAACGGCGAAGTAGGCAACACATCTGCCGGAGCCGTAGTCTTTGAGCGCGGCGCAATTAACATCGCTGATTCAAGCAAAGTGAAGCTCCTATTGGAGCACGATCCTAAGCAGCCAATTGGCCGTGCTCAATTCTTTAATGAAACAGAAGACGGAATCTTTGCATCGTTTAAAATTTCTAAATCATCACGCGGCACAGATGCTCTCATCGAAGCTAGCGAAGAACTCCGTACTGGTCTATCAGTCGGAGTTATGGTCAATGCAGCGAAGCCTAAGAATGGCGTGCTGTATGTATCGAGTGCCGACCTACTCGAAGTAAGTTTAGTGCAGGCCGCAGCATTCAAGTCCGCAGCCGTCACTGATATCGCGGCATCTGAAGAAGAAGCCGTGGAAGAAACCCTACCAACAGAAAGCGAGACAGTCGTGGAAGACACAACAGTCGAAGCAACACCAGTAGAAGCTGCGGCAGTTGAAGCTGCTCGTCCTACTGTAACCGCGATGGCTTACTCAAAGCCTCGTATTGAACTAACAGCTGCAAAGTACGCAGAGAACACAATCCGCGCAGCACTCGGAGACGACTCAGCTCGTCAATGGATTGCAGCAGCAGATAACACAACTGACAACGCTGGTCTCGTGCCAACACGTCAACTATCAGAGATCATCAACCCACTTGGTACAACTATCCGCCCATCAATCGATGCGATCTCACGCGGAGTTCTTCCAGATGCAGGCATGACTTTCGAGATCCCAAAGATCACACAGATGCCAACAGTTGCAGAAACAGCAGAAGACGCTGCATTCTCTGACACAGATCAGAATGCAGCATTCCTCTCAGTATCTGTGAAGAAGTACGCAGGACAGCAGACATTCTCTGTTGAATTGCTAGATCGTACATCTCCAGCTTTTTTTGATGAGCTTGTCCGCAACATGGCAGCAGCTTACGCAAAGACAACTAACGCAGCAGTAAACGCTGCACTTATTTCAGGTGCAACAGCAGACGCAACCACAACAGTCACTTACCCAACAGCAGCCGAGCTTCTCGGTATCGTTGCTCGCGGATCAGCTTCTGTCTATGGAGCAACAGCAGGACTTCCAAATCCATTCGCTCGTAACATGGTCGTATCAACAGGACAATGGTCTAACATCATGTCTCTTAACGATGCAGGACGTCCAATCTACACAGCTTCACAGCCAATGAACGCAGGCGGAGCAGTAGCACCTACATCTCTCACAGGTAACGTCGCAGGTCTTAACCTCTACGTCGATCCTACAAACGCAGGCGATGGCGATGGAACAATCCTCGTCGTAAACCCAGACGCGTACACATGGTACGAGTCACCAACATACCGCCTACGCGCTGAGTCAACAGCAGCAGGACAGGTAACAATCGGCTACTACGGCTTCGGCGCAATCGCGACCAAGGTCGGCGCAGGCGCATTCAAGAATAACAAGGCGTAAGCCACACTAAGTCGCTGGCGGCGGAGTGCCCTTCTCCGCCGCCAGTCTTTAGAAAGGTAACAGCATGGCATTGACTACGATCGCAGAACTCCGCGCCGCCTTAGGTGTCGGATCGCTGTACGCTGACGCCACGCTTCAAGAAGTGGTAGATGCCGCAGATAACGTCCTGCTCCCTTTCATTTGGAATAATGACACTTTCAACATCGCTCATTCTTCTACGGCTACAACTGCCACTCTTTACTTTGAGCAGGATGTTCATCATACATTTTATGTCGGCCAGACTGTAGTAGTCTCAGGCAACGAGGCACACCTTAACGGCTCAAAAACAATTACAGCCGTAGGCACAAATACAATCACCTACACAATTAACAATGGCACAGTCCGCCCTTATCATGAGGTTAATCCTTATGGCACAGTAGCAGCCGCGGAGACTTTAGATCCTTCAGCAGTTCCGGCAATCCAAGAAGCCGCGCTCATGGTCTCGATCGATATCTGGCAATCTCGCCAAGCCCCATCATCTGGCGGAGTAACAATCGACGGCTATCAGCCAAGCCCTTACAGAATGGGCAATACACTTCTGGCTCGTGTTCGCGGCTTGCTCGCTCCATATCTTGATCCGAGATCGATGGTGGGCTAATGGCCGCCATCTCAACACTCCGCGCAGGTATCGCAGCAGCTCTCACAGACAACACAAAGTATTCAGTTTTCTCATTTCCGCCTGCAACACCGATCGCGAACAGCGTGATCGTAGCGCCAGCAGATCCTTACATCTCGCCGTCTAACGGCTGGCATGCATCGATCTCGCCTATGGCCAATTTCGTTATTTCCGTCATGGTTCCCTTGCTCGATAATGAAGGCAACTTGAACGGGATGGAAGACAACATCGTGCGAGTTTTTAACTTGCTCGCTGCATCTTCATACACCTACAACGTCACAGAGGTCTCGGCTCCGGCCGTACTCAGTGCCGTCTCTGGTGATTTACTTACATGCAATATCAATATCTCAGTCCTAACGAGTTGGAGCTAAAATGTCCGAGTGGGAAAAAGAGCAAGAAGCCTTCCTGATCAAGATCGGGCAGGTAGCACCAGTAACACCTAAGCCAGTAACTACTAAGAAAGACGAGGAATAATCTCATGGCTGTATTCTTAAATAACAAGGTCGGCGTGAAGGTTAACTCAGTCGATCTCTCAGACCACGTTACCGCAGTAACACTTAACCGCACTTTTGACGAGCTCGAAGTGACAGCGATGGGCGATGGCGGACACAAGTTCGTTAAAGGCCTTGAGGCATCATCAGTCACAATCGACTTCCTCAATGACACAGCTACATCCAACGTCCTACAGACCTTGCAAGCTGCTTGGGGAACTAACGTCACAATAGTTCTACTACAGGAAAAGGGAACAGCCGTATCTGCGACTAACCCTCTCTACACAATGACTTGCCTTATCAACTCAACCACAGATATAAATGGTGCAGTTTCAGATATTGCAATGCAAAGCCTGACATTTAACGTCTCAGGTACTACAGTAGTAGCCACAACCGGCACATTCTAAAACACTAAACAAAGGGGCACAGCATGGCAAAGTTAATAGTTACAATGGCAGACAACAGCGTCACCGATATCGAGATCACACCTCGACTCGAGTACGCGTTCGAGCTATATGCTAAAAAGGGATTTCACAAAGCGTTTCGCGATGATGAGAAGCAGTCAGATGTCTATTGGCTTGCATGGGAAGGCCTTCGACTAAGTGGAGTCACAGTCAAGCCATTCGGCCCAGACTTTCTCGAAACTCTTAAGAGTGTAGAGGTTGCTGAGTCTGACCCTTTGGCCTAGGCAGGGATAGCATCCACTATCTCATTGCTCGCTTGAGCATCGAGACGGCTATCCCTCCACAAGACTTAATAGATTTAGATTCGACAATGCTCCAGATGTTACTGAAAGCATTGAAAGACCGAGCGAAGGAGCAGCAGGATGCCTACAGAAGTAAGCGGCGCACTTGAACTTCGCAAGGCACTTAAAAAAGTTGAACCTGCTCTGGCTAAAGAAACCGAGAAGGAGATTAGAAACCTACTCAAGGTGATAGCAGTTAGAGCTAGAGGATTCGTCCCTAGTCAGGCTCCGCTATCTGGATGGGGTAATGCTGTTGGCGTGTGGGAAAATCGAGTCTTCAGCACTAGCGATATCAAGCGTGGCATTGGATATACCACAGCACCTTCAAAGCCTAACAAGCGCGGATTTAGGTCCATTGCTAGCATCTTTAATAAAAGCGCAGCAGGGGCTATCTATGAAACAGCAGGCCGTAAGAATCCTCAAGGTCAGCCGAGCCAAGAATCTACTCGCGGAGTTTTCAGCAGTTATGTAGACACGTCCGGCAAAGTCAATAAATCTGCCAACCCTAATGCTGGCCGTCAATTTATTGACGCATTGCCGCCATTGGTGGATAGCCAGCAGTCAGGGAAAGCAGGCCGTCGAACTCGAAAGACTAAAGGCCGTCTTCTATTTAGAGCTTGGGCAGAAGATCAAGGTAAGACTAATGCTGCCGTGTTGAAGGCTATTGAGAAGTCAATGAAAACCGCCCTAGTAGTCACTAAAGGCGTCAATAGAAGTTTTAGAGGTCGCTAATGTCAGCCAACACAAGTTTAGCAATTCGCATTGCAACCATCTTTGATAACAAAGGAATCAAGAAAGCCGACAAAGATGTCAAGGGATTGCAGTCGGCTGTTAAGAAACTAGCAGGCGCAGCAGGTATTGGTCTTGGCGCTGCCGCAATTGGCAAGTTTGGCAAAAAAGCCGCAAAGGCATTTATGGAAGACCAGAAGGCAGCTACGCAGCTAGCATTGTCAGTCAAAAACTTAGGCTTAGCATTTGAGACTCCACGCATTGAAGATTTTATATCAAAGTTATCTAAAGCCTCAGGCGTTGCCGATGACGTTTTGAGACCGTCGATGCAGAAACTATTGCAGACCACGGGGTCAGTCAGTAAGTCTCAAGAATTGCTTAACCAAGCCCTAGACATCTCACGCGGTTCTGGCGTTGCTTATGAGACAGTTGTAGAAGATTTAACTAAAGCTTATGTAGGCCAGACCCGTGGACTTAATAAATATAAATTAGGTGTGACTGCGGCGGAATTAAAGACAATGAAATTCGCAGATGTACAGGAGAGACTTAACAAGCAATTCTCTGGCGCTAATGAAGCCTATCTAGATACTTATGCAGGCAAAATGGAATTGTTAAGCACAGCCGCAGGTGAAGCCACAGAAATTATCGGCAAAGGTTTAATTGACGCGTTGATGATACTTTCTGGTGATACCTCTGTGTCAGATTTAGCTACAACTATGGAGACCCTTGCTACAAATACTTCCAACGTAATTGTAAAAATAGCAGAACTCTTCAAAAAATTGTCTAACTTTGCAACTGTAACTCGTGGTCCAGAATCTGGTTTTGCAGGTAGGATTACTGAATTTATAGATAATCTAACAGGCGGACCTCACGGAGCTATGGCACGAGCTCAAGGCCAAGCAGGTCGCTTATTTACTGGCGGTTCAGGCGGTGCTGGTTACAATATCGAAGAAGAACGTGAAAGACGTAGGATCGAAGCTGAGGCCGCCAAGCGCGCTAAAGAATTAGCAGCACTTCAGGCCAAATCACTTGCACTTCAAGTTAAAGCAGCAGCAGAAGCCAAGAAGAAGGCTGCACTAGACAAAGCTTCTAAGACTCTTAACCTAGAAGCCATTGGTCTTGAGGCAGCCCTCAAGGGCAAGATCAGCGAGACTGATCGCATCTCTTTACTATTGCAGAAGGCCATCCTAGAAGGTAATGCAACCCTAGCCACACAGTTATCTGATCAACTTAACGAGGCTGTCAAGCGTAATGAACAGCTACGCCTTGCACTACTCGCAACTCCTAAGGCTCCGAATCCGTATGAGAATTGGAAAATCCCAGATGACGTTCTGGCTTGGACTGCTGCATCTCTAGGCGTTACAGTCTCGTCCTTAGGCACGACTCCTGTCCCTATATCTTCAACCTTCTCAGATGCTCAGATGGAATTGGCCGCTGCTGTTAATGCTGGTCAATCCGCAGAGCAGA